CCGCCCCGGCACCCCCTCCGGCCCGCTGCTGCGCCCCTACCACAGTGTTGCGCGCCAGCAACTTAGGGACCGTGGACCGGGGCAAGGCCATGCGGCGCTACGGGGCGCGGGCCTTGCGCATTTTTCGATATTTCGATTTCGCGTTTCGGTTCGCCCGGGAGGCCCCCATGAGCCCCGACCTTGAGGCCTTCACCGTGTCGGCCGCGGATGGCGCGCTTCTCCTGAAGCTGACCCCTCGACGCCTGCAGCAGCTCGCGGCCGAGGGCGTCATCCCGAAGGCCGCCCGCGGCCGCTATCCCCTTGCCGGCTTGATCCAGGGCTATGCGGGATATCTGCAGGACGACCAGCGCCGCGCATCGAAATCCGCCGCAGCGTCCGGCCTGCAGACGGCTCGCCAACGCGAAATCGAGATGCGGATGGCGAAGGACGAGGGCGAGCTGATCCCCATGGTCGAAGCCCTGGGTGTCATCGACGAGTACGCCAGCGCGGTCACGACCTCGATCAAGAACCTGCCGGTCCGCTTCAGCCGCAACATGGCCGAGCGCGCCCGGATCCAACCCCTTGTCGACGAGACGCTGCGCGCCGTCGCCAAGGCCATGACGAAGAAAGCCGAGGAGCTGCGCACCCTGCGCGGTTGAGCGGCATCCCGCTTCCTCACGGGCCGGCGCGCATCGCGCGCGCCGGGCCCCGGGCACCCCCATGGCAGACAGCGACCAGCCCGCGGCGCCGCAGTGGCGGACCGCCTGCGGGAACGTGCCCGCCCTCTACGACCGCCTCACGCTGCTGACCCAGCCGAGCGATCGCGTCACCCCTGACCAATGGGGCCGGGACAACCGGACCTATCCGGCGAGTGCCGGCCACCCGGGACAGCGCAACCCCTACCTGACGCCCTACGGCGTGCCGTTCGGCCGTGCCATCGCCGCGCGCCGCAAGCGCCGCGTGGTCGGGGTCTTCGCCGCACAGAGCGGCAAGACCGAGACCCTGCTCGACGTCGTCGGCCACCGCCTCGACCAGGATCCGGCGCCGATCCTCTATGTCGGCCCGAATCGGCAGTTCCTGAACGAGCAGTTCGAGCCGCGGGTGATGGCGCTTCTCGATGAGGCGCCGTCCCTCATGAACAAGGTCGCCCGCGGCAAGCGGATGACCAAGACCCGCAAGGTGATCGCGGGCGTGCCGCTGCGCCTGGCCCACGCCGGCAGTTCGACCGCCCTGAAGTCGGATCCCGCGGCGCTCGCCGTCACCGACGAGGCCGACGAGATGATGGCGAACATCCGCGGCCAGGGTGATCCCTTCGGCCTGATCGACGCCCGCGGCGACACCTTCGCCGACTTCGTCCATGCGATCGTCTCGACCCCCTCGAAAGGACCGAAGGAGACCGAGGTCGACCCGGTCTCTGGGCTGGTGTTCTGGAAGGTGATGCCGGCCGACGACTTCGAATCGAAGGTCTGGCGGCTCTGGCAGTCCGGCACCCGGTACCACTGGACCTGGCGCTGCCCGGAATGCGGTGAGCGGTTCGTGCCGCGGTTCGAGTGCCTTGGCTTCGAGGGCAAGGGTGACGAGGCGCGCACGACCCCGGCGCGGGCCCGCGAGACGGCGCACATCGTCTGCCCGCGGCACGGCTGCATCCTGACCGAGGCCGACAAGCCGGAGATGAACGCGGCCGGCGCCTACGTGGCGCCGGGCCAGCGGATCGAGGACGACGACACGATCACCGGCGAGCCGCCGGAGAGCGACACGGAGAGCTTCTGGGTCTCGGGCCTCTGCTCCCCGTTCCGGTCCATCGGCGATCGCGCGGCGGCCTACGTCGAGGCGGTGCAGTCGGGGGACGGCTCGAACGTCCAGACGGTCATCAACGCCGGCTTCGGCGAGTGCTATGCCGACGTGCCGCTGAACGCTCCCCGGGTCGAGGCGATCAAGGCCAAGCGCGTCCCCTACGCGATGGGCGACGTTCCGCGGGAGGTGATGCGGCTGGTCGCCGGCATCGACGTCCAGAAGCGCGAGATTTTTTACGTGGTCCGCGGCTTCGGCGCCCGCGGCGCCTCCTGGCTGATCCAGGCCGAGAAGCTGAACGGCCTGACCGACGGCGAGGACGTCTGGGACGACCTCGCCGACGCGCTCCTGACCCCCTATGGCGGGTTGAGGATCGAAAAGGCCTTCATCGATTCCGGCTTCCGGCCCGACAAGCCGGATGCCGGCGACGCCCACCGCGTCTACGCCTTCGCGCGCCGCTACGACTGGCTGGTGGTCCCGACCAAGGGCTACCAGACCCGGTCGAGCCCGCTGACGATCCGCAAGCACGAGGTGGACACGCACGGCAAGGCGGCGCGGTTCAGCGTCGATCTGGCCGCGCTCGATTCGGACTTCTTCAAGTCGCTGGTGATGTCCCGGGTCCAGACGCCCGTCGGGCGGCCCGGGTCGTGGCACCTGCCGGACGACATCTCGGACCTCTACTGCCGGCACATGGTCTCGGAGGTGCGCGAGATCCAGGCCGGCAAGCCGAAGTGGGTCCCGATCACCCGGGACAACCACTACCTCGACTGCGAGGCCCTGGCCGCCGCCGCCGGCTACCTGCTGAACGTGCAACGCATTCCCGAGGGGGCGATGCGCGACTGGGACGAGACCGCGCCTCCGCCGCTCGCAGCGGCCGGGGACGATGCCGACCCGCCCGCCGCGGCGACGCCCGGCGGCGGGGCGGCACCGGCTGCGCGCCCCACCGAGGCCCGGAACGCGACCAAGGCGGTCGTCGCCCAGAAGTCCCTCCGCGACGCCCTCGCGGCCCGCATGGCGGCCCGTGCGGGCGGCTTCAACAACCGGAGATGACGATGACCTTCACGGTCCCACGGATCAGGCAGGGCGGGACGACGCCCGCGGGGTCCGGGGGCCGTCCGCCGGCCAAGGCGTCGGGGTCGTCGGGCTGGTGGCCGGGCTACATGCGCGGCGAGGCCAGCCCGATCTTCCGCGGCTGGCACCCGATGCCGCGCGATCCGGCCGACGAGGTCCGCGCCGCCTGGGTGCGGGCCGCCGGCCGGGCGGTCGACGTCATCCACAACAGCGGGTGTCTCCCGTTGTTCGTGTCTAAAAGATCTGCAATTACAATGGCTTGATAACGAAAAGGGCGCCCAAAAGCGCCCTTTTTTATTTGCACGCGGCTGGTCCGGATTATCCCAAGATTACAGTGACTTGCCCGACTTTCCCCGGGCCGCTCGGCGCGTCCGAGCAGCAAAAAGCAACAAGGAACACGCTGATGAGCACCGACGAATCCGACCTCCTGTATGGCGTGCCGGCGATCGCACGGCACCTCAAGATGACCGACCGGCAGGTCTACCACCTCGACGCCAAAGGCCAGATCCCGACCTTCCGCGTGGGTGGGAAGGTATGCTGGTCCAGGTCGGGCGTGGCCCGCTGGCTGGCCGAGCAAGAGGCCGCCGCCCGCCAGCCCCGCCCGGCTCCCAAGCCCGCGGCGCCCCAGGCGCCCGCGGCCGTCCGTCCGGAGGTGCGCCGCCGTGGCCGGTGACGATCGCCACCGGGCGGGCAAGCCTCCCCGCAAGCGCGGCTCGAAGGGCCGCAACAATGGCATCGGCTCCCGCCAGATCATTGGGGAGATCATCTCCCGGGAGAGGATCGACGGGGACGACCACTCGGAACTGCACCTGACGCTGGCGCATCACGAGCCGCGGCCGCCGTACCAGCACGGGCGCGCCTTCCTCCACATCCACGCGCATTCGAAGAGCGGCCGCAAGCCGGCCGCCTTCAACCACCCTCAGGTCGTGCGGCTGGTCCGGCGGCTCCAAGCCATCCTGGACGACATGTCGAACACGGCCGGGCCGGCTCCCGCGGTCGACGTGATCCACACCACCACGAAGCACCGCGTGCGCCGGCGCCCGCCAGAGGCGGCGCCGGACGCTGCCGAGCCGCCTTCCCTGCCGAACGAGGACGACCCCGCATGATCCACGACCCGGCCGCCTACTCACGCGCCCTGCTCACCGCGGCCGTCGCCCTGGCCGACGTCCTCACCCACTCGCGGGACACCGGCGCGAGCGTGAACATCTCCGCGATCATCTCGGCCGCCACCCCGCATCTCGTGCCCGGCTGGGCACCGTCCCTCGCGGACCAGGGCGCCGTCTACGCGCTCGCCATCGGCCTCTGTCACAGCACGAGCGCCCCGGCCCTCGGGCACCTGCGGGCGGCGCTCCGCTGATCCTGCCGCCCTGCTCACCCCACCGGAGACCGTCCATGCTCACCCCCGAATTCCTCCGCCTGCTCTCCCTCGCGCAGCTCGTCACGCCGGAGGTTGTCCGGCTCGGCCGGGAAGAGGACACCCTGGCCACCGTCGTCCAGTTCTGCAACGGCACGCTGGCACATGCGGGCGTGCCGCCGGTGACCGCTGAGGAAGCGCAGGACGTGGCGGAGATCGTCTGCTCGATGCTAGCGGCGCGGTTCGCAGCCGACCGGGTGGCGCCAATCTCTCGGCTCTCGCGCACGGCCGCCCGCCTCATGAACGCTGCGATCTCGGCGCCCATACGGTGCCAGGTACCCGCCGACCGTGGCGCCTGAACCCCGCCTGCACCGCATCTTCCGGCTCGGGCTTCAGGTCGCGGACCACGTGCGGGCGGCTCACCCGGGCTTCCTCGACCTTCCCCCGGGGCGCCGCGAGGCGCTGGTCAGCCGGGCAGCCCGCGCCGCCTGCGGGGACAAGGCCAAGGCCGATACCGTATGGGTCTACTGCGCGGCCTGGAACGCCCTGATCCTCGCGATGCAGATGCGGGACGACGATCGGCGCCGGGAGCACGAACGGGCGGTGCGGCGCGGCCTTGAGGCCGCGCCCGCTCCCGCCACCCCCGGGC